GGTTTTTGCAGTTGGATGCCAGGACAATTAGATATGGAACTAAGTGGGCAGGGGCCTTTCTCTAAGAGAAGTAGTTGGCTATATGCAAATGATGTTGACCCGCAATGGGTATGGAATTGTCCAGTAGATCAACTATGGGATAAATCCTGCGAGCTATCAGCAAGCAGTGCTATTAACACTTGGTTATAGCAGTCAATCATAATACACAGCCTCTAATTTAATAGGATTGCTACCTGTTGCATGACCTGCAACTTTTGTAGAACAATCTCCACCTATGCCTTTTAACAATGCTCTTTCTAATTTTGCCTGTTCATATGTAAGTTTATGATTTGTTTTGCTAACAATTTCGTTTGTCGTTACATCATCTTTGCGTGTTTGTAATGCAATAATACCTTGCCCAACTGCTGGGACAATAGGTAACCTAATGTAATCTCTTTTAATTTGTAATGCATCTAGTCCTGCTTCTGCAAGTACAATAGCATCATATTCTCCTGAATCTAGTTTAGTAAGTCTAGTATCTATATTACCTCTAATAGGTTTAATCTGTATATTTTGATTAGCATATAGTTCTTCTAGTTGTGCTTTACGCCTAGGACTGCTAGTACCTAATGTAAAGCCATCAAACACATTACCTATAAGAACATCATGCGGTCTATTACGTTCTAACACTGCACATATATGTAAGTCTGGATGTTCTACATCTCCGGGCATATCTTTTAAACTATGAACAGCAACATCAATAATATCTTGTGCAAGTGCATATTCAATAGCATTGCAGAACACACCCTTGCCACCTATCTCGTGTATTGGAGTATCAGGAAACAAGTCTCCGTCTGTTTTAATGATTTCTATTTTAGTATCACAAGAAAGCTCATTGCACACACGTTCTGCATATGCTAATGCTAGTTTACTTCCCCTAACACCAATTCTTAAAATCATTTGTTGAGCTCTTTAATTTTAAGTTGATAATCATACATACTGTTATGTCCATTAAATTTTATAAGACAGTCTGTTATGGTATAGTTCTTCCATTGTACTGTTTGACCTGATGGGTATGTAACTTCATAAGTTCTTTGAACTGGGTTGACTGCTTCGTAACTAGGATAACCTTTTTCAAATACTGGTCCATTGTTATTCATTTGCATCAACATACTCAACATCATCTATATCCCAGATGCTATCGAAGCCTACACGAAATGTTTTACGAGCTTTTGTATCGTATACTTCTACAAGTTTGCTGTTACTATCACGCACTTGTATAACACCAAATCCTTCATACTCTCCTGGGCCTGCCAATGGTGTGTCTGATAGCCCTGGCGGGCGACCGTGGGTGTCTAACATTGTAGTTACTTTAAACTTACACCCGTAACTCTTTCCTGTTTCGATATCTTCAATTTTATACATTACTTTTTCCTTGTTGCTGTTTTAGCTCTTGATATAATTTGAGTAGGTGTAAGCCCTCCCGGAGATAGTTTGCCTACTCTACAAGCAAATAGATGTTTCTTGCCTGTGTTAGATATTAGTACAGGTTGTCCTTCTTTGTCGAGTTCAATGTCAACTACTTTGATAGGAACGTTCTTCCAACGTCCGACCATAATAGTGTCTCCAACATTTATATCAACAGTGAACTTCTTCATTTATGCCAAGCCCAACACTTATCATACGTTGCTAATGGAGTAGTCACATTGTTCTTGTGTCGATGCTCGTGAACAATCATTTGAATGATCGTTGTGTCATAATCGTGGCCCATGAACAATCCGCCCTGTTTTACTTTAGGATACCATACATCTAACTCTTTCTCTGCTTGTTCTTTGCTGTAATAGGTATCAATAAAGATAAAGTCTAGGCTTTCATCATCAAACTTCTCTGCTGCCTCGGTACTGTCCATTTCTAGTACTTCAGCCTTGTGATTATTTGCACAGTATTTGATAGCGTGGTAAGCCATAAACTTACTGTATTCAATTTCTCTGTCAGTGCTGGCTCCGTTAGGTGTGCCGTCATACGGATCTTTAATGTAATCAACATAAGGTTGCCAATTATCTACACCATACAGTTTTTTAATGTTAGGTACACATTGTAACAAAGTGCAGAAGCTCTCCGCACGATAGATACCAAGTTCAACTCCAACAAGATCCTTGCCTTGTAGTGCAATAGTGTTTACAAGGCTTTTTATATCACATTGAATATTAGCAAAGTTTATTAACTTACTATCCATGTTAGATTTTCTCACCTGCTATAAAGCCTCTGAATCTTAAGAACCTTGGAAAACGTAAACTGTATGTTCCGTCTTGGTTCTGTGTAACTGCATCAGCTCTTACCTCTACAACTTGACCTGGGATATTAGCGCGACCAGTCCAAAACTCATCACGATTAGCATCACTAAAGCCACTACCGACATTAACATTAATTTTCTTTCCGTCATCAATACCTTCACAAACGAATGCACCAAGTTTTCCTTCGTTTCGTCCTGTTCCTTCTTCAACATCTTTAACCTCCAATGAAACCTCAATAAACGGTTTCATCTTAAGCCACGCAGTCGATCTCTTACATTGATACACACTATCAATGTCCTTAATCATAATACCTTCGTAGCCTTCTTCAACCATCTTCTTATTATAGTCTTTGAACTCAACTTCACCAACCATAGTATCTAGATCCACTTCTGTTTGTGGAACAATCTCAATACATTTTGTGTCAGCAAATATATTCTTAAACGTTTCAAGCATCTTGCTTCTACGTCTTTGTCCTTGTACACTTTCACCCTTCTTCCATTCTACTAATGGAATAATATCAAACAGGGCAAGTCTAGCATCTTGTGCTTTTACATCACTCTTTCTATGTACTTGTTTCATAAGATCTTGGAAACTATCACTTACTACTTCACCGTCTAGTACATACGAACGACCAATCTCATCCATATAGTATTCTAATGCTTCTGTAATATGTGAAAAGTTATCCAGGACCTTACCGTTCCTAGTATATTGTGTAACGACTCTACTTTCATAGTCCACTACTGTAATGCATCTGACGCCGTCTAGTTTCGGCTCCAGTAACTTCTTTCCTTTTACCTTTTTCTCATGGTTGGCACTATCGTGGGCTAACATACACTCAAACACAGGAACTTTATACTTTTCCAGTTTAAGTTTCTTTGCAACTTTATTAACTGTCTTTTCACTGACGCCACAACGTAGATCCTTTATAAGGATACGTCTATACCAGCCATTCCATTGTTCTACTGTTGCAACATTCATTGCAAGTTCAATAGCATCTTTGGCTGCATGTCCAGTGAGTTTTCTAGTATACAACGCATTTGCAAGTTCTGTAAATGGTTGCCAAGCAAGTCCTTGTCCACGCTGAGGAGTTTCAACACGCTCTGGTACTTGCTTTACACCAAACGTATGTAACTTATCTAGTGTCCATGCAAGACCTTCAAAGAACTCGTCTAGTCCTTCCTGCATTGCGTCTTCAATAACTTGCTCTTTTACTAGTCGACTGTTGTCGGCTTCTAGTTTTTTAATAATGTCTTGCGGTTGAGTTCTCATTATGCTGCCTCCACGATATCCATTGCCCATTGGTCCCACGGTTCTGTTTCCGTAGCCTTGAGCAAATTAAATTTTACTGTGTATTTTATATCCAAAACGTCCTCTAACATAGCATCTTTTATAATTGTAAGATGTGCCTTATCGTTAGTATCTATCCATAGTGTGCCGTGCTGCCAGTACATATTGGGAGCAACTGCATTCATTTCACGGAATTGACGATTGATTCTATCGAGTGATCTAGTTTCTAATGCCATAGTTTTTTGCCTTTCTGTTTGCCTAATTATTAAGTATATTATAACAAATTATTCACTGTTTGTCAACCTTTTTATTACAGAATCTATACTGTATATGTTGATATCTGTATCAGCCTCGTACACATGAAAATGATAATCTTCTATAGTTTCTTTTATTTTGGATAGAATTACATCTTCTGGCTCTGCAATCCATTCCGAAAACCCTCTACCTTCAAGCATTATTGCATATCCAAATGTATCTTTTAGTACGCTTTCTAACTTGCTAATTGGATTAGGCTTGCCATACCATAAATGATTGAACGTTGCTATATTACTGTTCGCACTATAACTATTTTGATAGACACCTAGTCTTGTTTTAGCATGATCGAATCCTGTGATACCAATCTTACAATCACCACTACCTAGAGGGTCTTTCATTAAGTATAAGAATTTCATGTTACCACCTACACTGTGCTGTTGGAAGTGTGATACGTCCAACTGTACTATTATATAAGTTTACGATAGAATCGTACACACGCCATTGGTCATGGTCTCTTGGATTAGTAAACCCTTTGGTGTGCAGAGCATTCTCATAGTTGTCCTTGAGTCCTTTTTGTACTGACTCTGGGTCTCCCCATAGTTTGATAAACAGTTTACCTAGTTCATCATCAAAGGCAGCATCAATTGTAAAGCCTTCAACTTCAGCCATCTTGTATAACAATGCCATAGGCCTCCATATCTCTAATTCAGCCGCAGCCTTTGTCCAATGTGTGTTATGGAATTGCAATGCACGTTTGAAATATTTGCCCTTGACTCCGTAGTCGTCAGTCATTTCAAAGATAGTTTGTCCACTTTTAATCTGACTGAATGCATTCGGAGTGTTAGCATTACGTTTAGGACTGAACCCTGTAGCAGTAAGAACGTTATTCATTTGTACAATTGCACTGTCTTTTGTTTCAAGTAGGATCATAAACTCATCATAAGCATGTAGTTTACGTTTGTTACGACTGTTAATACGTATCATGTTTTGTCCTGCTAACCAAACAGCATACTCTACCTTGTCAGTAAACCCTGCTTCAGTTACAGTTTCAGCAGTAATCATATTTGTATCGATATACCACATAGGGTATGTAGTATACTTTTGTCTAAACATTTCTTGTGATGTATGATGTCCGTCCCACAGCATGTACATACCATCTACTAGTATAGCAGTTGGCAACAGCACCGCAGTATGTTCGTAGTCTTGTTCAATCTTATATAAATGGTTAGGTGCAACATCTCGTTGGAACCTAGGCCACAAATACATATCTTCCCAATCAATCCAACCAAACTTTACAATACCTTCTTTAGGATCGTATGGGTCTTGGACTTCAGGCTTCTTGTCAGGACCAAGTACAATATCAATTGCTTCTGCAATATCATCAAGTGGTATAATACCACGAGGGTAGTTGTCCGACATAGTACGCAAATCAATTGCGTCATCTTTCATTTCGAATGGAATTTTAAATTTTGCCAGGTACTTGTTGATTTCTGTCTGGCGATTATAGGGTGTAAGTTTTTGCTTTAATGGGTTTGCCATTTTACTTCTCCAATTGTGTGCCTGTGTAACAAATTACTAGGGCATCAGTTATGCACGACTGCTTGACGAATCAATGGGTCAATGCTTCATTGTTCTTACAGTATATACTCACATTATATTAGTGTCAACTATTTTTTTGATAAAATATAACTGTAAAAGGATTTATTAGTTCAAAATAAGAATTGACAATTGTATAATAATAAATTATAATAGCATTATGATTAACGAAAAGGAACAAACAAATATGGCACTAGTACCAATGGTAGTTGAAACTACTCAAAAAGGCGAAAGAGCTTTTGACATTTATAGTAGACTACTGAAAGAAAGAATTATTATGCTGAATGGTCCAGTTGAAGATCATATGGCTAACCTTATTGTAGCACAGTTATTGTTTTTAGAAAGCGAAAATCCTAATAAACAAATTAGTTTATTCATTAACAGCCCAGGCGGAGTTGTTACAGCAGGCATGTGCATCTACGATACAATGCAATTTATTAAACCCGAAGTCGCAACATTTGTTATGGGACAAGCATGTTCTATGGGATCTTTGTTAGCTCAAGCAGGTGCACCAGGAAAGAGATATATGTTACCTAATGCTAGACATATGATACATCAACCTAGTGGTGGAGCAAGAGGACAGGCAACCGACATGCAGATTCAAGTAGAAGAAATTCTTAAAATGAAAAAAGAACTTACTGCTATCTATGAAAAGCATAATAGCAAAGGTAAAACGTTTGACGAACTTGCTGCGGACATGGAGCGTGATAAATTTATGAGTGCAGGGGAAGCACTCGAGTACGGACTAATTGACGAGATAAAAGAAAAGAGAACATAATGAATATATCACCTACAGGAAAGATTGATAAAGATTGGGGTTACGAAATAGTATGGGCATCAAACCAATTTTACTGCGGAAAGATATTAGTATTTGAAAAAGCAGGCGCCGAAACAACTGTTGTTATTCATAAAGACAGAAAGAAGAGTTGGTTTATAAATGCTGGAAGGTTTCAAATAATTTTTACAGATATCAAAACAGGCAAATCTACTGCTGCAATATTAGAAGAAGGTAAAACAGTTGACATTGCTGAAATGAGTCCACACACTGTTAAGTCACTACAAGCAAATTCTATTATATTTGAATCAGGAACTCCTGACAACCTAGATGATATATTTAGGCTTACTCCTGATGATGCTCAAAAGTCTTCTGAAGAGCTAAAATAAGATCCTCAATCATTCCATCATCATGATAAGGTGTAGGAGCAAATCTTAATCGCTCTGTACCTTCTGCAACTGTAGGATAGTTAATTGGTTGAACATAGATACTATGTTCGTTTAATAATCTATCACTCATTGCTTTACACTTCTTAGCATTACCAACAAGCACAGGAACAATATGTGTTGTGCTACATTCCATAACTTCTATACCATTCTTCTGTAAACGATGTTTAAGTTTCCTAGCACGTTCTTGGTGCTTTACTCTTACTTCATTATGATCTTTCAAATACTTTACAGCAGCCAATGCACCTGCACAAGTAACAGGACTCATTGAAGTAGTAAAGATAAAGCCGGACGAGACTGAACGTATAGCATCAATAACTTCTGCATCAGCAGCAATGTATCCGCCCTGGGTTCCAAAGGCCTTTCCAAGTGTGCCATTGATTATATCAATACGGTTTTGTAACCCTAATTTCTCTGTCCAGCCTCCTCCGTGCTCCCCATAAAGTCCAACAGCGTGGACTTCGTCAATATATGTGATTGCTTTATACTTGTCTGCAATGTCACATATCTGTTTCATTGGTGATATATCACCATCCATTGAGTAAACTGATTCAAATACTATGCAAGGTGTCTGCCCTGCAAGTACAGCACTTGCACATAATTCTTCTAGTTGTTCTAAATCGTTGTGTTGCCAAATTATTTTAGGTGCTCTACTGTTTCTTATGCCTTCAATCATACTAGCATGATTGTTACTATCACTTATGTAAACAAGATTCGGTATAATCTTAGGTAATGAAATAAGACTCCATTCGTTAGCAACGTAGGCACTTGTGAATAATAATGCTTTGGCTTTATTGTGTAGTGTTGCTAGTTCGTGTTCAAGAGCTACGTGATAATGACTTGTGCCACCAATATTTCTTGTACCACCACTGCCTGATCCTGTTTGGTCTAATGCTGTATGCATAGCATCTATAACAACTTTATGTTGACCCATACCTAAGTAATCATTACTGCACCAGTTAACTATCTTTTTAATATTGTAAGGACCATACCAGATTGCGCTAGGAAAATCTCCGCGTTCACGGATAATGTCGTTGAAAACTCGATATTTGCCGCTATCTTTTAGGTTTTTTAATAATTCGTTTATCGGTTTTTTGTCTATCATTTGAAATATCTTCTTTAGTATGTAAATATGTTGGATGTCCGTATGCGTTAGTATATGAATATATTCCTAATCTTGCAAGCTCTTCCTCGCATTCGCCATAACTTTTCCACCACTTTTTTATTGCTTTGAACATATATGTATTTAACATAAATAGTAATATAGGAACAGAAACAATGGCAGCAAATGAAACAGAAAGAACCGCTATAGAGTTCAACCAAGATGGCAAGGTAGAAACTATTACGGTTGATCCTGCTACTATGGGAGATGTTCAAGCAGGCATAGAGTTTATCTATCATATGCGAGAACATATATTAGATGTAGGAGTAGCAACAGTATATTTGTTTGTATGTTATGCTGCATACCTATTATTAAAAAAATATATAAAATAAGGGAATACGATGGCAGCCAACGGTATATCAACACAAGCACTAAAGAAAACTAGACAAGATCAAAAACTTGTACTTGCTAATGCTGATAGAGCAGCACGTAATGTAGTAGAAGCAGGGCGTTACGCAGACGTTACAGCAGATGCTACACAACTCCCTACTAGATATCACGCTTCAGACAACAACGGAGCATTAACTGATAACGCTAACACAGGTGGCTTAAAAGAAGGCCGTCCTTACGCTGCTTAAACAGTAATTTAATAAATACATACATAATTAACACAGGAGTATATGTGGCTTTTCTAGTACATAATCTACCGCCCGTTGAAGTGTATGTAAAGAAAGAATATCTTTATGATCATCAAAAGGGACATGGTGAACTAACTCCTGGAATGTGGATAAGTGTTAGAAGCATACAAGGTAAAGCATTATACTTTGAAACGCTACTCCTAGAATATGGCGCACTATACGACAAACTTCCTATATCAGCATTTGTATGGAAAGAAGATTATGATAAAGATAATCAACTGCCATTAGATACTCTACAGATATGGGATTGCTTTGATTATGATATTACAGTAATTAAAAAACCTATGTTAGCAGATTGTGAGTTCTTTGGTAAGGATCGTAAAATGCACAAAGGTGAATACATGTTCACACTAGATACTTGTCACGCACAAAACAGTACACTCGATACTAACTTTGCTGAACACGATCCAGAGCATAAATCATTTAACGTTATCAAACTAGACAATGGACAAATAGCAGCACAACCAAATAATAGAGTTGTGTTTACAGATCAAAGTCTAGTGCCAGCAGAAAGAAAAACACCAGACTTTAAAGTTTGTACACAGAATTATACAGTAGAAAATAACCCTAAATGGAGTGTTGGACATACAGATGAATGGGCATACAAGGACAAAGGCGAAGGCCTTAAAGATTAATAAGAAAGATGCTTATAGGATTTTTTGGTTAGTAAAAGGGCACCTCAATGCAAGTGAAGATTGCATTCTAGATTGCTACGATGGTTATTTTAAACGTGTATGGTATAATGAAGAATCATACATACATGAAGAAGGATTTGAAGAGGCCTATAATAAACTAGGTATAGAATAAATACTCATATAATTCAGGAGCGAACAATATGTATGAATATAAATGTAAGGTATTAAGAGTAGTAGACGGCGACACAGTAGATGTAGATATCGACTTAGGTTTTGGAATGTGGATGCACAAAGAACGTGTTCGCATGATGGGTATTGACACACCTGAATCACGTACAAGAGATAAAGTAGAGAAAACATTTGGACTCGCATCAAAGGCAAGACTTAAAGAATTATTACCAATCGGATCTATCTCAATTCTCAAAACAGAAATTGACAGAAGCGGAGAAGATAGCAGAGGAAAATTTGGAAGAGTCCTTGGAGACTTCCTTATTGAAGATAAACGAGCCACTGAAATACTTGTTGAAGAAGGACATGCTGTAGCATACTTTGGCGGATCAAAAGACGAAGTACAAATGAAACATATGGCTAACCGCGAGAAGTTATTGCGCGAAGGACTTGTTGCTCAAAAAGATTACGACAAAGCAGTTAAGTTAATGGAAAAGAAATAACAGTCTATTCTTTGTGTTTAGATTTATAATTTGCTATTGCTGATTTAATTGCATCTTCTGCAAGAACACTACAATGTATCTTCACAGGTGGTAGAGCAAGTTCTTCTACAATGTCCATGTTCTTAACATCAGAGGCTTGATCTAGTGTCATACCTTTGACCATCTGTGTTACTAAACTTGAACTTGCTATTGCGCTGCCACAGCCATATGTTTTAAATTTGGCATCTGTTATAACATCATCCTCTACTTCAATTTGAAGTTTCATAACATCGCCACATGCAGGTGCTCCAACCATGCCTGTACCAACATTAACTGCCTTAGCATCTAAACTTCCAACATTGCGGGGGTTTTCGTAGTGATCAAGTACCTTATCCGAGTAAGCCATACCTGTTCCTTAAAAGTTATATTAAAAGTATTTATACACTAAATACTAATGAAGGGAAAAAAACATGAAAACATTACTATTTGCCTTGCTGTTCGTTTTCGTAACTAATGTTAACGGCGGCATGTTAAGTCACGCTAATACAAACCCACCTGCAACAGAACCAACTCAGCCGGAAGTACTATGGCGACTATTACCTTCATTTATCAATTGCACAGACATCGAGAATCTTAATTCTGTAATATCACAGTATGATGAGCTTCCTTTGTTAAAAGGCAAAGGAATGATATTGATTCCTGGCCAAGCCGGCAGTTTCGAAAACGAACTAAGAATGTATGTCAACCCAAAAACTGGCAGTTTTTCAGTAGTTCTTATGCTAGACGAAAATGCAGGTTGCATAGTTGTTATAGGCAAAGAATTTACTCCTTGGATAGATAAAACTCCGTTATAATACTAAATACGATAGTATACACAACGGGAGCGAACCAATGGATCTATTACTAACACTCGCGATGAAGTTTTGGATGTGGACTATTTTAATAATAGTTGTCATCATAGGTTTCATCATTAACAGATTCGATAAGAGAAAAGCGCCTTGTCATACTTATAAACACACTGACATGCCTGTGTTAAAACCATTACCAATTAAGACTAAGGACAAGGGTTTTTTCAAAGGTATCATCATGTGGCTATTAGGTGTTAGACATTGGCAACTTGCAGAAGATTTTCACTACAATCTAAATGACAAAGACTATGTTATTCCTGCAGGATTTACATTTGACGGAGCAAGTATTCCTAAGTTCTTGCATACGTTCTTTTCTCCTGTCGGCGTTTTACTTATGGGCGGACTCGTACACGACTATGCTTATAAGTATGAAACACTTTTACACAAGAACAAGAAAGATACACTTGGTGTAATATCACAAAAAAGAGCAGACGAAATCTTTAGAGATATTAACATTAATGTAAACGGTTTCTACGTTATGAACTACTTGGCTTACTATTCATTAAGACTAGGAGGCTTTATGGCTTGGAACGGACACAGAAAAAGAAACTGCAACTGGAAAGAATCAATAAAATAGAAATAGCACCTTCGGGTGCTATTTTTTTGTAACAAAACTTTAATCTTCATTCTTGACATTAATCTAAATTGATGCTATAAATAAAACGTAACAATGATGTTACCAGCAGGGCAACGTCGAGCCCTGTCTTAATATGTGAGCGCCGTGGTAAAAGCGGCAAGCAGAGGAGAAATAAGAATGGACGCACTCACCCTATGGATGGCTGTAGGTTTCCTGTTCGCAGGTTACGCAGTTATCGCAAATGATTCCGTACAAACATTAGGTACATGGATCGCAAGTAATAACGAAAAATTTAATTGGAAAGTGATGTGGGGAGCGGCTTCGGCTGTTCTACTGTATACACTTTGGTATGGTTGGTATACCAACGGTGGAGATATTAGTTATGGACGACTAAACAAAATACCGTTCCAAGAGATACAATGGTATCACGCAATGGCACCAGGACTATTATTAATACTTACACGAATAGGAGTACCAGTTAGTACTTCTTTTTTAGTATTAAGTGCCTTTGCAAGTACATTTGTACTAGAGAAGATGCTTATGAAAAGCATGATGGGCTATGCTGTCGCGGCAGTCGCGGCATACATTATTTGGATAGGAGTTACTAAACTACTTGACGAAGCAAAGCCTGTCAAAGAAGAACATAAGAAAGCATGGCGAATAGCACAATGGGTAACAACAGGCTTCCTGTGGTTTACTTGGCTAAGTCATGACATGGCAAACATTGCTGTGTTCCTTCCAAGACAAGTTCCATGGGACCTAATGATCCTAGTGAGCCTTGTGTTTGTTGTAGGACTTGCGTTTATGTTTAAAGAGGGTGGTGGTAAGATACAAAAGATTGTACTAGAAAAACACAACACAAGATATGTGCGTTCAGCAACTATCATTGATGGTGTGTATTGGTTGATCTTATTCTTCTTTAAAGAACTAAACGATATACCTATGTCAACAACATGGGTGTTCGTAGGACTACTATGTGGACGTGAACTTGCTATGGCAACTATGACAGGCAAGGAAAAGTTCAAGACAGTATTTCCGTTGGTGACCAAAGACTTCTTCAAGATGATGATAGGCTTAGGTGCATCAGTAGGCGTAGTGTTAATGATACACTATGTTATTGTACCTAACGGATACTAGAACTACAAGTCATAAAAATAGGGTGCCTTCGACAAGCACCCTATTTTTTATTTTGTTACTAAATTAAAAATTTCTTTCCAGTTCTTAACAACAGTTACACTATCGTGCTTGTAGCCCATATTATGTCCATGTTCAATTAAGATACTGTTCAACCCTGCATTGACGCCTGCTAATGCATTCTCTGGTTTGTCTTCTACCCACCAACATCCTGTGTCCTTGTATGGAGTAAGTGCTTCGTCTTTGTCATCACCTGTTCCTAGTATCACAAATTTTTCAAATGCTGTTTTACCAAATAGTTTTTGCAAGTTCATCTTACGTAACTTTTGTGCGTTACGATCTTTTGAAAGGCTTGTTATACAGTGAAACTTGTAACCATGTTCTTCGTGTAAACGTTTTACATAATACACAGCATCTCTTAGTGCAGGTAAAAAGCCTATAGCAGCACTTTCGTTAAATGTTTTAATTAACTTCTTGCCTTGCTCTTTACTAATACCATAGCGCAAGTCCATACCGTACACAAACTGATATCCTTCTTGCTTTTCAAAGCCGTGTTCTAACATCCAAATGTTGAACGCCCATTCCCAGTCTAACAAGACACCGTCGGCGTCTACCATTATAATATTATCTTTCACTATTTTGCCTTTCTTCATATAAGTTTCAATATAATGTACACTTGCAACCCTAAAACTATAAGTGGAACTATAGTTCTAATCAATTCCATAGTGTGATTATATTCATCTAGTTTACGTTCTAGTTTGTTTCTTTTCTTATTCATGTGTGTATTGTACACTCTGTTGTTGTATTTGTCAACCAATAGAAAAGGTGTTAGCCTATTTTTGACTAACACCCAATCCTATGACTCTTTATTATTTCGCTATGCGGTCTTTAATATGCTTCATCCCGAATAGGGAACTCTATAATATGTCTTGTTTATTTTTTGGTAGTGTTGATGAAGTCGTAGAACTTCTCAGCAGTTTCCAATACTTGGTCTACTCCTGGAATCTCAGGCATATCAACTTTGTTGATAATTTGCCCTGACTTCTCATCACGTTTGGCAGTTACTTCCCACCCTATCCATTTATTGCTATAACTAAACTCTGTAAATGACTTAGCCATATCAAGTACATTGGTACGAATCTCGTAACCATTTTTATTAAACTGTACTTTTGGAAGTGTTTCACGCACTGATTGTGCTAACTGCTCGGCACCTTTTTCGATACCTTCTTTAAACGTCTTGTTCATACTGGTTCTCCTTTGTGTGTATGTGTGTTTTGTTACTAATGTAACACAAGTATTTAGTATTGTCTGCGTACTTAATAAACTTTTTTTCTTCCAAACCGGTTATTAAGGTGCCGCAAACCATTTATGGTATTATTACTTTTAATACGACTTACCTAAATAATATCACTAATCTTAATTTGAGATTAGATTACTAGAGGAGGATGACATTATGGACATTCTTAATAAAGTAAAGACTTGGGCAGGTGCCTTAACGGAAGTAGGTGTAAGTTTACTTTCTTTAGGTATCATACTTGAAGTCTTGTTCAACGGACAGAACATTCCGTTCTGGCCAAACATCAACATAATTGCTAACATTCAAAACATTGTTGCAGGATTTTCTGCACAAGGTTTAGTTGGACTTGTTGCTGTATGGGTTTTATATTCAATCTACAATCGTAAATAATATATAGACTCAACTTGAAAAAGTTGTAGGGGAGTCATCTTGACGGGCGGCTCCCCTACTCTTTTTAAATTTAGTTCTTAGGTTTTGGACTAGTTAAGAAATCGTTTTCTTCATCTGTATAAGGCCACATTAAAATGCTCCTCCCCAGAATAAACCATTAAGTGTCATTACACAAATTAACACTCCGAACATAAAAGTTAAAGGTATTGCTGCTTGAAAAAATTTAATAATCATTATGCTGCCTTCCCTTTCCAGAACGCTACGCTCTTACCTTTGAAGTAATGATCGCCTGGCTCATAGTTTGCCTTTGCTTTCTTTACTTTCTCAAGTCTGCGAATTGCTTTTAGTTTTTGATTTGATAACTTTGATTTCTCTAGTAACAAATTCTTTGATGCTTCGTAGTATCCTTGCGATGCTAGTTGTGATGCTGCTCTTGAATAGCCAACTGCTTCACATGTGTTTTTTATTCTTTCCCAAATTAACATTATATTCCCCTTTGTGTGTATGTGTTATCGGTATTTGTAACCATGGTGTGTGATAGTTCCAAAAGGTCCGTGCGTGACCTCGCGCCTATCCAGTTTCCTAATCCTGCGTTCCAGATCAGCATGATCAGTAGACTGACTAAGATAATCTTCAACCCAATCTTTTTCAGACCAAAATAGTTTTGAGAGTAATTTACGTAGGAATCGCATTATGCTACCTCCTTACGTAAGTATCTAGGTCCGTTTATTTCTGTTAATGTTGGTGCTCGGCCGTTGTGCGTTAGCATATATTCATATGCATACTGCCAATCGTTTCCGTATTCTGTTTTGGCCCAAGTCAGTAGCTCAGAGCGGTAACTTTTAGTTGACCCGCTATTCACCCAAGACATCAGACCACGTATTAAGTGGTTCATCTTTTTCTCCTTTGATGTATGGATGCTTTATGGTTAGCATGATACCCCTAGTCTTTTCTAGGCGTCAGTAGTCTTTGCTACCGTCAGTAGTCTTTGCTACCGTCATTCGCTTTGTAAGGCATTGTGAAGTTGCCCCGGTCTATCCCAGTGTCTGTGTGTCGAATAGTACAGTGTCACTGCCCTATTCACGTGTATTTATATAAACGTACTTTATTATAACCCCTATTAGAGCAGAAATCAACCGGTTTTTTCATTACTTTTATGCATAACGTCAGTGCTATTTTTGCATGAGTGTGCCTAACAGATGTTGACACCTAATGTTAATGGTTGACAATAGATATCACACCGTATATAATAATGAACGTAAAAGGTTAAATACACTGTATAGGGAAGCATATGAAAATTAAAACTAGATCAATTCTACAAGAACTTAACGCAATTGCTGACAGGAAAGACTCTGAAGCAATAATAGAATCACGTGCGGCAAATATTCTTAATAGTGCAATTAACCTTATGGAACTAATACATAAAACATATGATGAACAGACAGCACTTGATCTAGAAAGAAGATTTATTAATAGTATTAAGGGCTCTGATGTCGCTAAATTTAACAGAGGCATACGAAAAATAACAGAGTCTAAGAGACCAAAGGGATAATAATGTCAGGCAACGAACTTTTAAATGAAGGTGGGAATATATTCAAAGATACTGAAGGGAACCCTGCCACACAAAGAATTCAAAAGAATGACATTGTACCAACCCTACAGTGGCTTGAAGGTATTATTGACTTAGAACTAACAGATAACATGTTAGGTACTACCGGCAAAAAAGCAGACAGTGGAGACATTGATGTTGCTGTAGACACAACAAAAACAACTAAAGCAGATCTAGAAAGCAAACTAGCAGATTACGTATCAAAGAATCACGAAGGTGAAAACACTAAGATGTGGATACGAAAGTCAGGCATTTCGGTTCACTTCAAAACTCCAATCAAGGGCGACCCAGCAAACGGTTTTGTGCAAACAGACCTTATGTTTGGTGATCCTGAATGGATGAAATTTAGCCTACAGGGAAGCGGTGAGGGTAGCCCATTCAAAGGGGTTCACAGACACATCTTGCTTGCCAGCATAGCGAAAACTAAGGATATGAAGTGGTCAGCGAATAATGGTTTAATGGATAGAGAAACAAACGAGTTAATAACAAAAGATCCTAACGCGGTAGCAAAAACTCTGTTAGGTCAAACTGCAACTCCATCTACTATGGATAGCGTGGAAGGCATTATAAGTTACATTAAGAAGTTACCTAACTATGAGGAACTTGTAGCAGATGCAAGAGAAACGTTTGAAAAGGATGGATTAGAACTTCCTAAAGAAGGTCAATTAGAAAGTTTTCAGCCAGGCACAATTGGTTGGATGCGACAGATGATTGATGTTGTTAAATGAGAATAAATGAAGTAGTTGACATTAGGTACAGTGCATTTGACAAGCCAGGCAAAATGCATACCATTGGTGACGTATATGGCAAGAAGAATTTAAAGATTCCGCATGCAAAGTATGTGGATAAAACAAACAGACAAAAGAAGTTACTTAAAAAATGAGAGCATTTGAATTTTTAACAGAAGCAACAGTAGGTAGAGAGTTTAATCACCTTGAGGATCTAGTGTTTACTAATCCAGATGATGGAGCAAAACGTGCTGTTCAAATCATTAAGGATATGGAACAGGACAGTTCAGATGTTGCTATCAAGTGGGATGGTTATCCTACACTATACTGGGGACGTGACGATGATGGGACCTTTAGACTAGTTGGCAAGAACAACTGGGGTAGAGAAGAAGGCAAGTCAGGTAGTCCAGAAGAACTTAAAAAGTTTATTATGAGCAGAGGCAAAGGCGAGGACTGGCGTGAAAGATTCGCAGGTGAAATGGCAGACCTTTGGCCTATATTTGAGAAAGCAACACCAGCAGACTTTAAGGGATACATTTATGCAGACTTGCTATACTATCCTGGAAAGCCATATGATGGCAGTGATGGCAGTATTAGTTTTACACCTAACCAAGTAACTTACAATGTAAGAGCAGATAGTGATTTAGGAAGACGCATTGCAAAAAGCAAAGTTGCAGTAGCAGCACATAACACTTACCAATACTTTGGTGACAAGAGCGGAACTCCTATATCAGATGTTAAACAGTTTAATGGATCATCAGAAATTATAGTACTAGGACAACAGTATGTAAGTAAAGCACCTGCTGTAAATGCTGACAACTTAGGTAATATTGAAAAGGTAGCAAATCAAGCACAGGGTAATATTTCTAAGTTCTTTGAAAAACGTGCAGGACTAAGTGACCTAAATAATATATTCTATACCTACATAAATCAAATGAGTCGTGCTAAGAAACTAGAAGACTTAAATGTAAACAGTTTCCTCAATTGGCTTCAAAATTCAAAGGTATCTGCTAACAAACAAGACAAGATACTAAATATTGCTAAGGAACAGGAACAAGTAATGAAAGATATCTTTTATCTTGTAACTGAACTGATGAAAGCCAAGAACGAGATCATTGATGAACTTGATAAGGCTGAAGGTGATGTAGTTTCTACTACAGGCGGCAAGCCAGGCGGAGAAGGCTATGTTAAAACCAAAGACAAGGTTAAACTAGTACCAAGAGACCGTTGGACACCTTTTAAAAGCGATTAATTCGCTAAAAACCCCTAAAAAAACACCATAACTCCTGAAAAAACCCTTTTTGGATAAATACAAGTGCTAACAAAAATAGCGGCTCCGGAGAGGAGTTAACATTATCAGAGGAGAAAATATAATGGCTGATTTAAGAATTGCGGGAAACTATGCAGATAGTAATGCCGCTGGATCAAATGTAGGTGGCGCTTTAGGTGTCAACTATGGTCTAAATACAACAGGAACGCTTGACAAGGGTCTAAGTACTTTAGGCAAAACACTTGCAGCGTTTGACATCGACTTTGCAGTAAACGGAACTGATTTTGGTGCTACCGAAATGGGACCAACAGGGGCTGTAAAAGAAGTTGTTGAAACAATCAAATCAATGGGAACTATCGTTGGTATGTCTGAAACAAGATCAGACGGTGCTAATAACGGTCAAGTTATAACTGTGCTTATCGAAGGTGACTACGGAACTGACGGTTACGACGGAGCAAACGAAGAGACTTTCGCAGCACACTTAGAAGATCTAATCCAAGCAAAAACAGCAGCAGGCGTTGGTCCAGTTAACCTTAACGCGGCAACTGTAGCAGTGGTAAGTGGTTTTCCATTAGCAGCACTTTAATATAGGAGGAATAACAAATGGCTGATTTATCAAGTTTAGCACAAACAGTAACTAACGCAGGAGCAACTGCTTCAGTACTGACTTCCAACTATAACAAGATGTCTAAATCATCTGGTTTGGCTGGAAAAATCTTTGTCGTGAAAGTTGCAAAAACTAACATGACTGATGCAGAAGTTAATACAATTGTAAAAGGTATCGAAGCAGGTAACGTAAACGGAACTGACGATGCTGGAGTAATTGTTGGAATGGGAACAGCAGACGGTTCTGCTTTCGTAAGCGCAACTACAGACGTATTGTTCTTACACATTCAAACTACTGGTACAATTACAGCAGACGGCACAAACGCTTATGCAGTAACTGGTGCAGTAACAACAATTGAAAACATTGTAGAACCAAAACTGTAAAAAGTTTTATAACTTTGAAAGGGTGTCAATTCGTTGGCACCCTTTTTTTATGACCACTAAATACTATGACTATGCCAGGTTACACAATTAAAACAATAATTGACATTACACGCTCTAACCCCGACAGAGCAGATTCTGATCAAATTAAACAAGGCCAACAAAGCAATTTCAATACGTTGGTCCAAGGCATAGGCATGAGAGCAAATACTCAATGGCCAAAAGATCCTATCCGAACAGTTTCTAACGACATTGCCTACTGGCATTGGAACTTTGAAGTTGAACGTGAAGATACTTTTACTAAGGGAGATGATCCTGTTGGCTTATTGAAGCAAGACTTGCATGGCATTCCAATTATAAAAAATCTAACAGAAACAGAAACACTATCCAAAGCATGTTTTATGACTCTTAACGGAGATCAAAACATCTGGATTGAAAAATCTTAAGCATATACTGGCAGTATTATCGCCCCCTATCTTGGAGTAAATATTAATATGAACAAACTATATTACAATACAATAATGATGAGCACTATCTTTTTTATGATATTTGGCTTTCTATTATCACTATGGGGATTACACATAGAAGCACATAACATAGTTTATGTGGGCGTAAGCATTATGGCTGGTGTGTGTGCTGTATGGTGGTTCTGGGTTATGTTTGTAATTAAGGATATGTTTGATAGAGTCGAAAAGGCAGCAGATAAAATGGTTGAAGTTAAGGTTGAATTAGGCGGTATAAAAGGACTTATTAGGAAACTATTTGAACGCAATGATGATAAATAAACATATAGGCAATTACATTTAATTACATTTAGGCTATCTTAAAAACACATTAGGCCAACTAACAAGTTTACTAATTGTCCCTAGAGAGGGGATTTGTTTTGGAGAACAAAAGATGGCAAAAAGCCAAACAACAAGTTTAGAAAGAGAAAGTTTAGAAGCACACGTTGACCTGTGCGCTCTTCGATACGAGCAGTTAGACACACGTATGAATAACCTAGAAGTTAAGGTTGCTCACATTCATAAAGATATTACAGAAGGACAAAAAGGATTAACAAAAGTTATTATAGGTACTACAGGTACTGTAATTGCAGCAGTTCTTTCAATAGTAGTTACAATTCTACTCAAGATGTAACACTCACAAGTATAGAAAGAGTAAATATTGGCCTAAGGGCCTTTTTTTATGAATGAAGTATCAAAACGTTTTGAACAACTAGTTAACTCCGTCTATAAGAAATTTATAGATAACGGAATACATCTGCCAACCCGAACAGCAGAAGGAATTCTAGTAGGAAACGTACTCATAAAGAGTGCTGGCCCACTAAAAGATATAGTAGTTGACGGAGTAGTTAAGTTTAACGAAATATCACTTAATTGCGTTGCAATTAAGATAGCAAACAATCTAGCAAGTGGAAAAAATGAAAGCCTTACTACCCAATTATTCGCAATTGATAGAGAATATAGCAAATATTTTTTAGATAGCAAATTTCATTTGGATAACTACCATAAAGCGGTAAATAACAGTAACGAAGCAAGAGCAGAGATTTTGTGGACAAGATACGACATAGCAAAAGAAAAAGCACTATATGCTAAGTCGAGAGCAGAACTTTTGACAGGCTTTTGAATAAATATATTATAACATCTGGGAAGAGAGCAATGAAAACACAAGACCTATTTAAAACTAAAGCAGCAAAGGTGAATGAATCAATTCACAAGGCTTTTGGCAAGAAAATTGATTTTTCTACGTTTGATGCCGCAAAATTAGAAGATGCACGGAACAAACTTAGAACACAATTACATCAAGCAAGAAGTACATCTGAGTTTAATGAAAACTTAGAAAGCGATACATATCACGAAGCACAATGGATGCTTGATGCAATTAACAAAGAGCTAGAAGAAAGAGAAGAAGTTGCTATTAAAGGTCTTGAAATAGCAGAAGAAACACCAGATAACTCCGGAGAAGAAATGGAAACTAAAGTCACAGAAGGTGAAATCCAACAAGCCAGTGCTATTGTTACAGCAAAAACTATGGTTGACAGATTGAGCCGTTTCATTGAAGAGATTTCTTCAATGGAAAACGAAACATTACTACAATTAGGCGATTCAATTAGAGATGAAATTGGTCAAGCAGAATCAAAGACATTCATCGAATCAAGTGCTCCAGCAATTCAAGCAGCACTAGAAAATTTAAAAACTACACGTGAAACACTATCAAGCGCAGTTGGCGTTTTAGCAGGCGAAGAAACTTCAAGCGATATGCTTGGCACTGAACCTGAAGAAGGTGGCGAAACTGATATGGCTGAACCAGCAGCAGCAGAAGCACCAGCGGAAGCACCAGCAACAGATGATTTTGCAACAGCAGAACCAGCAGCAGGCGGAATGGAAACAGCCGGTAGAGAAACACGCGAATCAATTAATTACGAGTCACGTTTATTAAAAACACTGGCAGGTTAATATGAAACTGTCGGAGTTCTATTTAGACAAAGAACTTACTGATGCTCTTCCTGCAGCAGGAATGGGAGCAGCACCTACACCAGCACCAGCAGTTCCAGGACAAGCACCTGCTACTGATCCACAAGCACAAGCCAAGATGATGGCACAGCAAGCACTTGACATGCAGAATAGAAAGAAAGAATTGCAAGACACTATCAAAGCCAAACAACAAGAAATTATGGACTTACAAAAACAACTAGCGAGCATTAAGTAATGAGATTTGTAGAATTTTCTCCTAACATGATGGTTGATAGATATGTTATTGTATTAAAAAATCTTATAGGCAGAGCATCTGCTAAGAAAGTACCTGCTAAGATGAATTGGGCAGGACTTAATAGAATACTTAAATCAAACGATGCATCACTAATGGCAGATTATGAAATGTTCAAAGCGATGTACGATAGTTCACCAGCAATCCAAAATCTAGTTAAGAACTTTAACGCAGATGGAATTGAACTGAATGTTCCCGGAGCACAAGACGATGAGACTCCAGCAGACGGAGCAACAGACGCACAAGCAGCAGTAGATGCTACAGCAGCAAGTGCAGCGCCACAGCAATTGGCGCAACAATAATACCACTCTTAACATTTTAACTCTCAGCGTAAAATATATACTATTATGAATAGTGATTTAAAATTCTTGGGAATACAAATGGACTGCACTTCTGACACTGTTAGAAATGCCAATCATATTGCTAAATCTCTTTATGATAATCCTGGGTGTGATTACGCAATCACTCCAGAATGTGCGCTGAGCGGGTATGGAGAGAGTAGCCCGAATGATTCAAGCGATGAAGCATTAGAGATTGTGCTAAATGCATCGAGAGAAACACAAACAGGTTTATTCCTAGGCACAATGGCAAAAGACGGAGAAGACTTATATAACGATTGTTTAATTATTAACAACCAAGGAACGATTGTAAATCATCAACCGAAAAGCCAAATTATACCTTACGATACACAGTTAGGATGTAAACCTGCACCAACTACCGACCCTATTCAACTTCCTAATCATCCTGGTATCTCTGCCGGTGTTATGGTATGCAATGATTTCTGGGGAGGACCACTCGGAGGAATGACTTGCCTTCCACAACAATATTGTAAGGACGGCGCTGTCAATATCCTAATACACTGCACGAATGGTGCTCGTGGTAATGGTGAGTTAATTGATCAGATTAATTGGGATTGGCACACTGCTTGGTTACAACAAATAAGCAGTATCTTTAGGATTGTGGTTATCAGTGTTGACAGCAGTTGCCATATGAAAGGAGAACCTTATAATGGAAGAACTTCATCTCCTAGCGGATGCTGGGTATCAGGTGAAAAAATTGCAGGCGTATCTGAAATTGGACAGCACAACTTCACAGTTACGTTACCAATGGAAAAGATGCATCCTTGGGGAAATTTAATTGCCAATCATACTTGACAAGCAAACAAAATGATAGTACTATATACAGTATGACACATGAACCCAAAGCCGATCTACTGCCACTATTTTCTCAGCCAATCTGTGTTACAGAACTGCCGATTACGGAAGAAGTAGCAAAACACATAAGAAACTTAGAGTATTATGAAATGGAGTCAAGCGTTGGCTGGCTCTCCGAAGATACTCTAGTATTAGATAATCCTGTTATGGCTGGTTTCAAATCCAACCTGGTAAACATTATTCAAGGTTATGCACATGCTATGTTACAAATACAAGACGACATAGAATTTTACATAACCAACAGTTGGGTAACAGTACACAAACAGGGTGATTTTGCACCTGCACACAATCATGATAACAGTTTGCTATCTGGAACTTGTTATATTAATATTCCAGACGACGATGAAAGTATGTTTGAAATATATGCTCCGCAGGCACATAATCTTTTTGGTTTCTTAAAACCAAAATATAAACAATGGAATATTTTTAACAGCAAAAATTGGTCAGCAAAACCAAATACAGGAACAACAATACTTTTTCCTTCCTACCTAGAACACGGAACTACTCCTATGACATCTAACACAGACAAGCGTTACTGTTTAGCATTTAATGTGTTTGCACACGGAGATTTTCATGATTCATGGATGAAAGATAAAGCACCAATCAATAGGTTAGTATTATAATATGTCAAACACTTTAACACCACCACCCTTCGTAGAAAGATATCAGTATAACGAGCTGAAACAAATTAATGATAAAGTTACACGTAAACGTGTATACCTTACACCAGACGGTGAAAAACTTCCAAGTGTTACAACTATCCTTGGTGCAACTAAAGATATGACTCACCTTATTGAATGGCGCAAGCGTGTTGGTGAAGAAAATGCTAGGCGTATTACAACTGAAGCAGCCGGAGTTGGTACTGCAATGCACGGCAACTTAGAAAGATTCTTAGTTGGTATGCAAAGACAGCCAGGAAACAATCCTGTACACGTACAAGCGAACAAGATGGCTGATGTGATTATTGAGAACGGACTTAAAGATGTTGACGAAGTATGGGCAATGGAGCAAAGTTTATACTTTCCAGGGCTATACTCAGGTACAACAGACTTATGTGGTGTTTATAAGGGTAAACCTGCTATAATGGACCACAAACAAACTAATAAGCCTAAGAAAGCAGAATGGGTAGAAGATTACTATTTGCAACTTGTGGCATACGCTATGGCACATAACGAAGTATATGGCACAGATATTAAGACAGGCGTTATCTTTATGTGTAGTAGAGCCTTTCAATACCAGCAATTTGAGGTAACAGAGGACACTTTTTCAAAGTACCAGGATATGTGGCTTAATAAAGTAGAAGAGTATTACAACTCAGTCTGATAAATACTAATAACAATTTAGGAGTTATTAAGTGGCTGTTGTTCAAATAAGCAAAATCCAGATCCGTAGAGGTCAAAAGAATTCAAGCAGTGGTGTTCCGCAGTTAAGTTCTGCTGAACTTGCATGGGCAGTAGATACACAAGAACTGTATATTGGTAACGGTTCAGTTCAAGAAGGTGCTCCGTATGTAGGTAATACTAAAGTAATTACTGAGCATGATAACATACTAGAACTTGCCAACAGTTATAGATTCTCATCAGACGATCCTGCAATTACATTATCTCAACCAAGAACACTATTAGGTAAGGTAGATGAAATTGAAGTTTCTGTTATTGATTATGGTGCCGTACCAGATGGTTCTACATCTGCTAACCAAGCATTTGTAAATGCATTTACAGAACTATTTAGAAATACTGACGACACATATAAAAAAGTCTTAAAAGTACCTAATGGAGAATACCTATTTACTAGTGACTTAGAGATACCTAGTAATGTAATATTACGTGGAGAAACACAGTCAGGTGCAAAACTTAAAATAGACACAACAAATATTAAATTTATTACATCTGCAGGAACAACTGCGCTTTCAAGTTTTACAAGTAGCGACAGACCAGAAAATATTGTAATTGAGAATTTGACTATTGAAAGGTCAAGTGGACAAACTGTTATATCAGGTTTGAAAAATTCAACTTTTAAAAATGTAACTTGGAAAGGCGAATACTTATTAAGTACTCCTTCAACAAGCATTAACTTATCTACAATAGATAGTGCAGTGTTTTGGACAAACTCAACAGCAGGTATCAAAGTTGACGACATTAAATTTAAGGACTGTTTATTTGAAAGCAATGCTTTGAGTGTTAAGTGTAGTCAAACAATTGTAACTGATACTAAAGTTGACTTCCATGATTGTAAATTCTTTATTAACGATACATCAATTAATGTTATTGGTGTCAGTGGGCAAGCAAACAATTGGCAAATTAAAGATTGTGAATTCCAAGAAGTAAGTAGATATGTGTTTACAAGTAACTGGGGTTCAGGAACTAAATTTACAGGGTCTACATTTACAAACTGTGGTAACAGCACTAACACAGCAGCCAATCCTGTTTGGCCAATGATATCGTTTGGTGAAAGTACTGACAACATTGTACACAATTGTTTTTCTAACAGACAACAAAATGCAGGTATTGTAAGTTCAGAAACAATTACAGGTATAGCAGAGGTTGTAAATTCAGACTTTACACAGATTACAAATAGAAATAATTCACAGATATTTTTATCTAACAGTTTTAGACCAGTAGCGGTCTTCGGCGCATTAAACAATTTTATATCGTTAAACTACATTTTAAGATTAGGTGTTCATGTAAGATACGGAAAACTAGTTATGACAGTCGGTGACGGCTTACAGAAGATTAGTTTTACAGATGAGTATCAATATTCAGACTTAGGAACAACTTCTGAGGGTGGCAAAATTATGAGTAACTTTCAGTTTGATGTAGAACTAAGAGACAATGATACGGACAGTGGCGTAGAAACAATTGTATTGTACTATAAAAATCCTTTGACAACAGGACAAACAGGCAATATATCTTTTGATGTTTCCTACGGTGTATAATTTTGCGCTTTTGAACGCTTTTTCTATTGCGTTCTTGAACACTTTCTGTTACAATAAAAACTAATTAAATGCACATGAAGAAAAGGTATCTTCATTTGTTCTGTAATATGGGTGGGTAAAACCAATCCTGATAAATACCCTTATACAAATAATTAAGGAATAGAGGCAAGAAAAAAAGATGACAAAAGAGATTTACATCACGAAGCGTTCCGGCTCCAAGGAAATACTAAATTTAGATAAGATGCACTTTGTAGTCGATGAGGCTTGTAACGGTCTTTCTGGTGTAAGTGCATCTCAAATAGAGATGAATGCTGATTTACAATTTTATGACGGCATGACAACAGATGAAATTCAAAATATATTAGTAAAGAGTGCTAATGATCTTATATCATTAGAAGCACCTAACTATCAATATGCAGCAGCAAGATTGTTACTGTATACTTTACATAAAAAAGTTTACGGTAGATACGAACATCAGTCGTTAACAGAAATTATCGATATGAATATTAAGCGTGGCGTATACGATTCTAATATTAAAGAAAAATATACAGACACTGAACTAAAAAAATTAAACACATATATCAAACATGATCGTAACGAAGAATTTACATACGCTGGATTACGTCAAGTTGTAGATAAGTACTTGTGTCAGGATAGAAGTAACGGCGACATTTTTGAAACGCCACAGCATATGTATATGATGATTGCTGCAACACTATTTGCTGAATATCCTAAGGAGACACGTTTATCATACGTGAAAAAATATTATGACGCGACTTCACTTTTTAAAATCAACATACCAACCCCTGTCATGGCAGGAGTGCGTACTCCTATTCGTCAGTTTGCCAGTTGTGTTCTTGTTGATGTGGATGATACTCTTCCTAGTATCTTTAGCTCTAATAGCGCGATCGGTTACTACATTGCTCAAAGGGCAGGAATTGGGATTAACTCAGGAAGAACAAGAGCAATCAATTCAAAAATACGAGGTGGAGAAGTAGCCCATACAGGCGTTGTCCCATTCTTAAAAGTTTACGAAAGCACAGTAAGAAGTTGTACACAAAATGGTGTACGTGGTGGTAGTGCAACTACACACTTTCCTATTTGGCATTATGAGATTGAAGATATTCTTGTACTTAAAAATAACAAAGGTACTGAAGACAATCGTGTACGTAAATTAGATTATTCAATTCAAATCAATAAAGTATTTTACGAAAGGCTGTTGGCTGATAAAGACATAACTCTTTTCTCGCCACACGATGTCCCAGAAGTGTATGATGCATTTTACTCAGGTGACAACGATAAGTTTCAAGAAGTATATGAAGCAGCAGAAAGAAAAACATCTCTTAGAAAGAAGAAAATTAAGGCAAGAGATCTTTTTGGTGACTTATTAAAAGAACGTGCTGAAACAGGACGTATCTATATTATGAATGTTGATCATTGTAACTCACACAGTTCATTTAAAGATCCGATCTTTATGAGTAACTTGTGTCAAGAAATTACACTACCAACTAAGCCTATTCAACACATTGATGATGAAGAAGGCGAAATTGCTCTTTGTATTCTTTCTGCTATTAACGTAGGTTTAATTAACAAACTAGAAGAATTAGAAAACTTATGTGATCTTGCAGTAAGAGCATTAGAAGAAATTATTGACTATCAAGGTTATCCTGTTAAGGCTGCTGAACTAAGCACTAAATCAAGACGTTCGCTTGGTATTGGTTACATTGGCCTTGCACACTATCTTGCAAAGCATAAAGTTAAGTATGATAATCCAGAGGCATGGAAACTAGTACACGAACTTTCAGAAGCATTCCAATACTATCTACTTGTTGCAAGTAACGAACTTGCTCAAGAACGCGGTGCGTGTGAAGGCTTCAGTCGTACTAAATATGCAGACGGCATCTTACCCATTGACACATATAAGAAAGATGTCGATAATGTTATTAAGGCGAAGTTACAGTATGATTGGAAAACTTTACGAAACGATATTAAGAAGCACGGACTACGGCACAGCACTTTGTCCGCACAGATGCCATCAGAAAGCAGTTCCGTTGTGTCAAACGCAACCAACGGTATTGAACCACCAAGAGCTTTCTTGTCCATTAAGAAGTCAAAGAAAGGGCCTCTTAAACAAGTTGTTCCGCAGTTTGGTCAACTAAAGAATTTTTATACATTGCTTTGGGATATGCCCAGCAATGAAGGTTATATAAATATTGTCGCTGCTATGCAGAAGTTTTACGATCAAGCAATTAGCGGTAACTGGAGTTATAACCCAACACACTTTGAAAACAACGAAGTACCGTTAAGTGTTATGATGAAAGATATGTTAACAACCTACAAGATGGGTTGGAAGACTAGTTACTATCAAAACACTTATGACTTTAAGGGTGATGATGAGAATGTTCAACCTGCTGGTTTGGAAGAAACTACAGTTGACAATCAAATTAATGGTGCTACAATGAACGGCACTATAAATGGCCATAATGGAGTTAATGGACATGTGAATGGTAAAGAAACTATCACTGTGGATATTGATGACGGCGAAGAATGCGAAGCATGTAATATATAATAGAACGTATGACGAAAAAGAGAGAGAGACAGACATTGGCTAAAACAGTATTCAACAAAAAGAAAGTAGACTTTACTAAAGAATTTATGTTCTTTGGAGAAGACGGTAACACACAACGTTATGACGTATTTCGTTATCCAGAGTATGACAAACTTAATCAAACTATGTTAGGTTACTTTTGGAGACCTGAAGAAGTTTCTTTACAGAAAGACAGAGCAGACTATCAAGACTTTCGTGAAGAAGAAAAACATATTTTTACAAGTAACTTAAAATATCAAACACTATTAGATAGTGTACAGGGACGTGGACCTTGTCTTGCTTTCCTACCATACTGTTCTAATCCTGAATTAGAAAGTTGTATTGTGGCTTGGGACTTTCAAGAAACAATTCACAGTCGTTCATATACACACATTGTAAAAAATGTTTATGCAAATCCTAGCGAAGTATTTGATACTATCTTAGAAGACAAAGAAATTCTTGCTAGAGCAGAAAGTGTTACTAAAGAATACGACAAGTTTAATGAGATTGCAGACAATTGGTTCCATCATAAGAAAGGCGATATGTATGAAGTCAAGAAGCAATTATACAAAGCAATGATGACTGTAAACATTTTAGAAGGTTTACGTTTCTATGTATCATTTGCATGTACGTTTGCATTTGGCGAGCTAAAGAAGATGGAAGGATCTGCAAAGATTATTTCGTTGATTGCACGTGATGAAGCAACACATTTGAATTTATCTACACACATTTTAAAGCATTGGATGAAAGGTGATGATGATCCAGATTTTGTTAAGATTGCTAAAGAGTGTGAAGAAGAAGTTTATGAAATGTGGCGTGAGTGTGTTGAAGAAGAAAAGCGTTGGGCAGATTATCTTTTTGCAAAAGGATCAATTGTAGGACTTAATGCAAATCTACTACATTCATATGTAGAGTTTATTGCTAATAAGAGATTAAAAGCACTAGGACTTAAAACAATCTACGATCGTCCATTAAACACTAATCCTTTACCGTGGACACAGCACTGGCTATCTAGCTCAGGCTTGCAAGTTGCTCCACAAGAAACAGAAGTAGAAAGTTATATCGTTGGGGGTGTTAAACAAGATGTTGAGAAAGATACCTTCAAAGGTTTCGAACTTTAGATAAGTATTAGTATGTTCAAAGCTCAATTTAAAAAACATTCACCATACGAATCTTGGGTAACAATTGGATCATACGGTTCAGAAGCACAGGCTATTTCTGCTGCTTTAGGAAAGAAAAGACAAAATGTTATTATGGTAAGAGTTACTGATAAAAAAGGATCAGTAATTTATTCTGGTTAACGTATGAGATATTTTTTACTACAGTTGATAGATTGGAAAATTGCACTTCTGCAGAAATTCAGATTGTTTGTATCAGGCGAATCTAAATACATATATACAGATAAGCAACAACAACAATTTTTAAAGAAATGGATGATGAAAGAATGATTGAGATATACGGAAAACCAAGTTGTCCTTTTTGTGTTAAGGCAGTAAACTTATGCAAAACACGTCAACTTGAACACACATATAAATCACTAGGAACAGATTATTCAAGAGAAGAATTACTTGAATGGTTTCCAGGTGCAAGAACAGTGCCGCAAATTAAAATTAATGGTAAAACAATTGGCGGTTATAATGAATTTGAAAAGTATCTAGATGACACAGGATACAACGGAACAGGACACACTATATGATAATTGAAACACCTTACAAAGTAGGAGACACAGTCTCTATTAAACTTACA